CATCGTACAACTGTCAATACAGTCGGCTACGTCCTGCAAATTATGAGTGTTATCGTATTCTAAAGCAGGTTGTAAGAATTTTTCTACTTTTTGAAAAGATACAGCCCATAATGGCAATTCACCATTAATTTTGTACTTTTCATAGTCAATCATCTAAAACTGCCTGGCTTCCCATCAAATCTAATAACACCAACTCGCCAATCACTTAGATTAACGCCTTCAATTCTTGCAGAAATCTGTCTACCAGTTAACCTGATTGACGTTGGATTAGCCATTGAATATGGCCCATAATTGTATTCAGTCGCATCTGGATAGAACTTAGTACTAAACTTGACTTGGACATCACCTAATGTTTTTTCATCAGGAATTAGCCCTGTAATATTCATTGTTCTATCACCAACACCTAATTCAATTGGTCCTGACTCAGCAAAAATGGTATTTGAGTCATAGTTGAAGCCAACTTCATGCTCATAAATATACCCATCTGATGACACCATCAATGGATTTGAGAATATTCCACGATCAGTACCGCAAGTTCTTGCCAAAGTTCCAATAGCCCAATGATTCTCACGATAGTTGTAAGAAACGTAAGAATCTACCTCTGTTGATCCAGAACTTGGATAAAACCACCAGATTTCACCAAAAGATGAATTGTGGACACAATAGACTTTTGAGGATTGGGAGACATTGATGTTATTAAAAACATAGTCTGAAACATCAGATACCAATGGCTTGATAAAACCATCATATGTCCAAAAGCCAGAACTGGACATCCAAATGCAAGTATTGTCAGTTGCAGCTACTGCTTGTTTTGAAATAACACCACACCCACTACCAATCCTGTCAAAACTATAGATGAATGGTGGGCCAATGTATGTGGCTGTATGCACATCAACATCAGTAAACAAAATGGTAGCTCCACGAATGCGTTTAGCACACATCAAAGAGCCAATTGTTGTTAACTCAAAGTCGCCTGCTTGATTTGTAGCGGCAGGAGTCCAAGTCGTATTATCTTCTTGATCGCACCAAGCAATCTTTCGTGGGTTACCACTAGCGCCCAAAGCAAATAAGAATCTTTCTTGAGTGACAATCAACCCAGTACAACTGGTTGGAGCATTTGTAATGACAGCAGCATCAGCACCAGTATTCAATTGCCATTCAAGTAACTTCCCATCTTTTGATGAGCAAGCAACCAAATATTCACCCCATGTGTCCATAGACCATGTTGTGGCAGGAACGTATGTTCCTAAATCTGGCCTTGCAACACCATATGCTGAAGTGCCATAAGACCCGTATCCATAGCCAATCTTTAAGATTGCATCTGCATCACCAGAAGTAAATCCTGTTGGAGTGATGTCAACTAAAGATCCACCCTCATTCATTGTGTACAGATTTGTGTGTGTACCAATTCCAATACGTCTGTTGTTGTTGTTGTCTCGCCAAGTCAACAAACCACGAGCTTTACCAGATAACTGATTCTCGGAGCGTTTACGCCATCCCCCAACAGGACGCACAGTTCCCTCAAACCAACGAACTAGATTTGAATTATTCCAGCGGCCTTTAGACTGATACTCAGTACCATTCTTGTAGACACCTGGAGGAATTTGAAGAGGAATGTAGGCCATATTTGTAGTCTATGAGGTAGAAAGGTTAGACACAAAAGTCATTGTAGCAATTACTGATGCTGTGGATGGATAGTTTCCTGCTGCAGCATAGTGTTGGATACTTACAGCTGTGTTATCAGTTTCCCACCATAATTCAACATAATCATTGGTATTTAAACTAACAAAGTAATTCCAACCTGCAATCAAATGTCCATGAACACCACCATGACTGTTTGGTATAGAAATATAGCCAGTTGATCCAGTTACTACTGTTCCATTAATTTTCAACCAAATCCTGACATCATGGATCTGAGTATCATTATTCTCAAACTGACCAGACCATTGAAGATTCCAAATTCCAGCGTCTGTAACTGTAATTCTTGAATCACTTGCAACACTTACACCATTAGCATAATCTGTGGTGTTCAATGTCATTGCATAAGCAGTATTTGCAGATGCAGCAGTTTGGTCTGCAGTACTTTGAAAAGCTCCATAAGGAATATTTAAATATTTCCCACCACTTGGGCCAGTCAAAGATTGAACGCAGTTTGTTAGTTTGGCAAAAAACAACCTCAACAGTCCATTGTTTTGATTTTGGACATTTTGAGAATAAGAAGGTCCAGAAGTACCTAAATAAGGTATTGCAGGAATATCTAATTGTTGTTTGACATTAGCCATTACTTTTTAACCCAAGTCTGCCAAACAGCGCCTGCAGCAACGATTAATCCACCAATCCACAAGACTGGTTGAGCAATTGATGCAATCCAATTCAAAACCCTAACAGCTCCATTTGCAGCATTGATAGCTTCAACAAGACCTTTAGTGTTTTTATCTATTTCATCTACTTTAGCCTCAACAGCCAAAAGTCGATCATAGATTTGATCGTGGCTTACGTTGTTCATGGTGCATCAGGAAATGTAACTGTTAATGGAAATCCTGATTGGCTTGTAATATCCCGCAATGCTTGACGATATGTAGCCCAAGCCGCCTTATCAACAGGAGCATCATCAACTTGCGTCCAGTCGGAAGCAAGCAACTTTTGATTACGCTCTTGTCTTACAGCATTAGATTGCTCTGATAACAAGTCTTGCATTTCAGATGAGGTCATTTCACGAACATTCCAAACTTGTTCCCATCGTTGGGATTCAGTATTAAATGTTGGCGCTGACTCTTCCAAAACTTGTGTCTGGGAGTGTGATGGTTGTGTGCTAAAAAACACACGTTCCATTCCATATTCACGCAAATCATCATCAGATGGATATGCGCTAAAACTTACATTTGGATTTGCTTTTCTCAGATCACCGATTGAGTATGGATATTTCTCGATGGCCTGATTGGTGATTTTCGCAAACATTTTTTACTCCATTTGTTGTTTAAGAACATTCAACATGATCTTTGCTTTTTTCTGCTCTAATTTCTCTGAAGCAAGCAATGAAGTCAATTGTTGGATAAATTCTGACAATTCAGTCTGCTCATCAGATGGCAGTTTTGAAATTTGTTCAAGTGCAATAGTGTAGTTATCAATGTTAATTTGATAGTGCATCACTTCTTGAATACGAGCCTCCAAAGATAAAGAAAGAACTTCTTCACGTGTTTTTGGAGTTTCTTTTTCTTGACTCATTAATTTTCCTTTAATTAAACAGTTATTGATGTAATTGCAACACAAAGTCCAGCGGCAGCAGGTAGCGTCCAAGGATTTACATATTTTGTACCAAAACCTGATCCAGACCAAGCATAAGCACTAATAAACGGAGTTGTGTTGTGTGAAACTGCAACAGAAGAGCTGTCTGTACTAAAAGCTACACCATTACCTGTTGATGCAGGAAGAGTTGTAGGATTGGCAAACTTAGTTCCAAAACCAGAACCAGACCAAGGATAAGCTGTTACGAATGGAGATGTTGCATGAGCAACAGCCAGGGCTGTACTAGTTGAATTAAATGCAACATCATTAGCATTTCCTGTAGGCAAAGTAGCAGGATTTGTTACCTTACTTCCAAAGCCAGATCCTGACCAAGGATAAACAGATATAAATGGTGTAGTTGTATGCGCAACCGCAATATATGAACCATTGGGACTGAAAGCTACACCTTGTCCGTTTCCAGTTGGCAAAGTGGCAGGATTTGAATATTTACTACCGAATCCAGAACCAGACCAAGGATAAACTGAAATATAAGGCGTTGTATCGTGGCACACAGCAACATCATTGCCACTAGGACTAAATGCTACATTATTGCCAGCTCCCGTAGGAAGTGTTGCAGGATTTGAGTATTTACTACCAAATCCAGAACTTGAGAATGGATATGCAGATACAAATGGTGTTGTTGCATGAGCAGCTATAACTGTAGCGCCATCAGGACTAAATTTTACGCCATTACCATTTCCTGCCAATGCAGTAGCAGGATTAGAGTATTTAGTACCAAATCCAGATTTAGTCCAAGGATAAGCATGAATATATGGAGTGGCATTATTTGCTATTGCAATATTGTCTCCAGTTGCACTAAAAGCTATGCTATTTGTTGTTGAAGTTAGTGCTGTTGATGGATCACTAATTTTTGCACCAAAATCATCACCATATGCATATGTTGTTATGTATGGAGATGATTGATACCCTACAGCAATGTATTTTTGAGTAGATACTGTGTCACCAACAGTAGACCATGCCACACCTCGTGCAATTGAAGGTGTATATGGTGGAGCTGCATATTTATCTCCAAAACCAGATGATGACCAAGAGTAAACATTTACATATGGTGATGCACCCATTCCTAATGCAAGATTTGAGTTGTCTGCACTAAATTCACATGAATACACAGTACCTTCTGGCAATGTTGTAGGATTTGCGAACTTAGTGCCAAATCCAGTTGTTCCATCCCAAGGATAAACTTGAATAAATGGACTAACATTTCCACCAACAGCAAGAGCTGTATTATTTTTATTAAAGGCCACACAATTAGCTACTGATCCTGCTGGCAATGTAGCAGGATTAGAAAATCTTGATCCAAATCCAGATGCATAAGTCCAAGGATAAACTGAAACTGTTGGAGATGTATCTTTTGCAAAGGCAATTGAATTTCCATCTGGGCTGAAAGCTACTCCATTGCCATTGTCTCCAAGACTTGCTGATGTATATTTAGTTCCAAATCCAGAGCTAGACCATTTCCATGCATTAATAAAACCAGAAGTATCTCCAGCTGTAACAATTGCATCATTGCTTGGACTGAATGATATTCCATTAACTCTATTTGTTGGAATTGATGCAGGATTAGAATATTTAGTTCCAAACCCAGAACCACTCCAAGGATAAACAAATATAAAAGGTGTTACTTGTAAACCAAAAGCTACATAAAGTCCATCTTTTGA